CCACACGGATACGGAAAGTTCTTATGGGCCCCTCCCCCTGCCTCTGTGGCTAAAAAGGGCAGGTGTTTACCAGGGCTGGCCATACGTGGCTACCAGTGGTCGGGGAAAGCTAAAAAGGGCAGGCCTCCAGTGGCTAGTGTGGGCCATACGTGGCCAGGTGTGGAATAACACAGGGCTGGTGGTTGTGTGTGGATATTTGTGGATATAAATGGCAGTGATTGTGGTTAATGATCCACACAGTGGCCCGATTGAAAATTATTTACACCACACAAAACCATACACAGTGAGGGCTGTAGCCTGATTGTAAATTAATTGTAAATAAAGTTCACACAGCCTTAAAAATGTGTGTATAATTATCACCATACACAGAGAGAAACATACTGTGTAGTATTTTAACAACAACGGAGTAGTAAAAATGAGACAGGTAAAAACAGTAAAAACATTAGTAAAGCAGTTGAATAAAGCATTCCCAGGACTGGAGGCAGTGGACTATTCAGAATGGGATGGACAGGAAAAAGAGGCTGGCGTGTGGCTTAAAGGTATGGCAGGGCTAGATAGTACACGCTGGAGCCCGTGGGGTAGTATAGAATGTATAGAACCCAGCCCTATGGGGGAGTTTTTAGAGGCCAGAGGCTGGTTTTTAGAACCATACGATAGTCATACAGTAATGGCCTGGAGGGTATAAGAATGTTAATCAATAACTTAACCACACCAGTAAAAACTATTAAACAGGCCACAGCTATTGTGGCTGGCTTAACCAGCACTAGTAAAATGCCAGGCAGTAGCTACTCAATACCTGCCAGGGCCTGTCATAAAGGCCAGCAGTTAAGAGGTATAGAAGGTAGTGTGTGTAGTAAATGCTACGCTTTAAAAGGTAATTATGCCAGGTATCCAGCTATTGTAGAGGCCCAGCAAAGAAGGCTGGACAGTATCGACAACCCAGACTGGGTAGCTGGTATGGTATATCTAATCAATAATAAAAAAGATATCGTAGAGGCTGGTGTATTCAGGTGGCACGATAGCGGAGATCTACAATCACTGGAGCACCTGGAGAAAATTTTAGAGGTAGTAAAGGCTACACCACAGGTTAAACACTGGTTACCCACAAAAGAAAGTAAACTAGTAAAGCAGTATAAAGGCAATATACCAGATAATATAGTAATACGCTTATCAGGGGCTATGATTGATGGTAAAGCCCCTATATACTCAAATACTAGCACTGTTACCACTAATCCAGAAAAGGCCACCTGTAGAAGTTTTGAAAACCAGGGGCAGTGTGGAGACTGTAGAAAATGCTGGAATAAAAATATTTTAAATATATCTTACCTGGCCCATTAATTAGTATATAATGGAATTATTAAAACAATAAACGGAGAAAATAAAATGAATAATTTAAGACCCATTATCATAAAAAGAGGGGAAGAACCAAATGAGGGAACTCTTGGTCTGGATTACACATACTCAGATTATGTGCCTTCTTGGTATGCATTTGATGTTAGCGGAAATCTAGTTACACTAGGTGATTTTAAGACAGAATATGAGGCATTTGTAAAGGCTAATGAGATAGAAGTTAAGTATAATGAAGAACTCTATGATATACACAAGGAGTATTCTTGATGCACGATTTTAATCCTTGTTATGCCAGTGAAAAATAAAATTAAACACGCTGTCCGCACTCCCTTGTTTAAAATGAGAGTGTACAAGGACAGGAAAAAGGAATTTAAAAAGAAAGGAAAAATAAAAAATGAAAGCATATAAATTAGTGAGAAAATTAAAATCAGGTAAACTAACACCTCTATTTATTAACAAATCAGAGGGCATAAAGTTTAACACCTGGACCCAGGCTGGCTGTTACCCCACTAAAGGGTTTAAAATTAGACCAGGCTGGCACTGTACAAGCAAGCCTGAGGCCCCACACCTGTCCCCTAAAGGCCGTGTATGGCTAGAGGTGGAGATAGAGGACTATAAGGAGCTAAAGAGGCCACAATCGCAAGGAGGGCTGTGGTTTTTAGCAGATAAAATTAAATTTATTAGAGAATTGGAGGCGGTATAATGCATATATATAAAGTAACTTTTATTCAAACACACTTAAATAGTATGGTGGATAAACTAAGCGAGCTAAAAGATTTTGACTACAACTATAGATATATAGAGAGCGAAAACGAGATAGAAGTAGAGACTACACAGGAGCACCTGGACCAGTTAAAAAAGCTGGACATAATAACCCAGGAGGAGTATAATAAAATACAAAGTGAGGCAGTGGATTTTATATACTTTTATTAATAACACACACAGGAGAATTAATTATGATTATGTATAACTATATAGTATGGGTAGGTGGTACTGAGATAGGTCAGTATGCCACTGAAGACGAGGCAGATCAGGTGTATGATGATTGGATTGAAGAGGGATATCAAGACGTACAGATTGAAGAGATAGAGGTAGAGGTTGACCCTGAAACACCTGAGGAAACTAACGCTTGGTTAAGAGCAGGAGGGTATTAAAATGCAGAATAAAATATATAACGTAGAAATAAAGTGGACTGGTACAATAGCAGTAATTGGACCAATACTGGCCACTAATGACAGACAGGCTATGAAGATAGCACAAGAGCAATTTGAAGAGGATAGTAATGGTTTTATCCACCTAGTTGCTACAGAATTAAACACAAAGGAGCAATAATAATGAGTAGAATGACAGATTATATTTTAGAACAAGAGGCTAAAGGGGCTCTAGTTTATAACACACTAACCAATAGTTATGAATCAACTAAAGGTAAACACAAGACTACACTATTAGAGGAGCTAGAGACAGCTAATACTGGCCTCTTAGGGGACATACACCACCTAAAAGAACTATTAAATCAAAGGGAGAAACTATAATGAGGTGTAGAGCTTGTAATAAAGAATTAAACGATAACGAAAGCACCTACAAAAACAAAGAGACAGGGGAGTTTTTAGATTTATGTAACTACTGTAGAAGAGCTGGTTATTTTACTGAATTACTTGATGAAGATGAGGATAAACACTACATACAAAACTTATTTAAGAATTAATTACACAAACACTAAAAAGTATGCTATAATTTTATTATACATATATAGTTATTAGTAGCTACTAGAAGTAAAGTTAGGTAAAGTAAAAGATAGTAAAGGGTAATAAAGGGTAAATAGATATGAACTATTACTAGCTCTAACTGAGATACTAGTGGATACTAATGAATATATATAGTAATAACAGGGTTAGCGTGGTGTCCCTTTTTACACCACCAATTATGTATCGCAAAGCGGTAAAGGAAAAATAAAATGGCAGTAGCAACAGGTGAAGCTTTATATCCATCTCTTTTTGAACCTAGAGTGGACCAGTTTAATCCCCAACCAGGGATTTATTCAATCGACTTGAAGGTAACAGATGAAGAGAGAGATAAGTTAATTGCATCAGGTATTAAGCCAAAGGCAAAAGATAATAACATCTTTGTGTTTAAACGTAAGACTATCACAGCTAAAGGAAACAGTTTACCTGCTCCAACTGTAGTAGATGAACACAAACACGGCTGGGATAACACAATTAAGATTGGTAATGGCTCTCAAGTTAAGGTAGCATACTCAACTTATGAACATAAAGCCAGTGATGTATATGGTCTAGGTAAATCTCTAGATGCAGTACAAGTTTTAAATTTAGTTGAATATTCTGGTGGTGGTAATTCACTAGACGAATTTGAGGCAGTAACTGAAGATGTTCCTTTTTAATTAACTCTTATTTAAGCTACCTTATTACCTTCAGTAGTGGGGTAGCCTTACTTAATTAATAATCGTCCCTATATGGGCAAATATGGAACTCTCAGAGGTATAAATATGTCAGATAAACAACAAGGAACCTTCGTTAGACACGAACCTTGTCCTGATTGTGGTAGTAAAGATAATTTAGCACGTTATTCTACTGGTCAAGGATATTGTTTTAGTTGTGGAAGATGGGAAGCACCAAGTAACGGTGAAGATAGAGTTGAAAAAAAAGAAATAACAATAAGAGAGAATAGTATGCAACAATTTCAAGGTAATTATGGTGAGATACCAGATAGAAACTTAGGTAAGGAGGTAACAAAGAAGTATGGTGTTACTCTCCAGTATGGCCAGGATGGTCATATAACTAAACACTGTTACCCTTATTACAATAAAGATACTGGTGAACATATTGGTAATAAGATTAGAACAGTAGAGAATAAAGATTTTATTTATGAGGGTAATTCTAAAAATGCTGGGCTCTTTGGTGAGAATATCTTTAATGAAGGTGGTAAGTTTATTACTATCACTGAAGGTGAGATAGATGCTATGGCAGTACACCAGATGTTTGGTAATAAATTTCCAGCAGTTAGTTTAAGGAGTGGTGCAAGTGGTGCAAGTAGAGACATAAAGAATTCACTGGAATATCTAGAGACTTTTGATACAGTGGTGTTATGTTTTGATAATGATAAGCCAGGAGAGGAGGCAGTTAAATCTGTAGTTGATTTGTTCTCTCCCAATAAAGTTAAAATATGTAAACTACATAGGAAGGATGCAGGTGATATGCTTATGGCTGGTCAGATTGCTAACTTCACTAGACAGTGGTGGGATGCAAAGATTTACACACCTGATGGTATTGTATCTGGTTTGGATACGTGGGATATTCTTATGGAGGATATTGAAGTTGAGTCCATACCTTACCCCTGGTCAAGCCTTAATGATTTAACATATGGCTTTAGACAAGGTGAGTTAGTAACAATCACCAGTGGTTCAGGTATGGGTAAGTCGCAGATGACTAGAGAATTAGAACACTACCTACTTAAAACTACCACTGATAAGATTGGTATCCTAGCTTTAGAGGAGACATCAAAGGTAACTACTCTAGGTGTTATGTCAGTTGAGGCTAACCTACCCTTACACCTTAAGGTAAAAGACATACCAGAGGAGGAATTAAGAGGTTATTGGGAGAATACTTTTGGCCAGGGTAGAATAGAATTGTTTGACCACTTCGGTTCCACTAGTGAGTCTAACTTATTAAGTAAGATACGTTATCTTATTAAAGGTTTAGATTGTAAGTGGATTATTCTAGACCATCTATCTATTGTAGTGTCAGACCAGGAAGGTTTCTTAGATGAGAGAAAACAAATTGATAGTGTGATGACTAAGCTTAGACAGTTAGTGGCCGAGACTGGGATAGGTATGTTCCTTGTTTCTCATCTACGTAGACCGATGGGTAAGGGACACGAAGAAGGTAGTCAGATTAGCCTATCAGAGCTACGTGGTTCAGCTTCTATTGCACAACTATCTGATATTGTTATTGGTTTAGAACGTAATCAGCAAGCAGAAGATGAGCTATCACGTAACACAACTACAGTTAGAGTCCTAAAGAATAGATTTAGTGGACTCACTGGGCCAGCAACTACCTTGCAATATGATAAGAATACTGGTAGAATGAAGGAACAACAACTGGAGTTTTAATTATGAAGATTGTATTAGATATAGAAGCTAACGGTCTACACCCTGATAGGATATGGTGTATCGTGGCTAAGGAGTTAGAGAATGGTGGAACAAGTAGTGTATTTTTGGCTGATGAAATTAGCAGGTTTGGTGATTGGTGTAGGGATAATAGTGTATCTACTATTATTGGGCATAATGTTTTGGGATATGACATCCCAGTTATGGAAAGACTTATACCTAACTTTAACTGGAGGCAAGGGGAGGTCGAAGATACGTTAGTTATGTCTCGACTTGCTAACCCACAGAGAGAAGGTGGTCATTCACTGGACAGCTGGGGTGAGAGATTATTATTTCCTAAAGGTGAACACAGTGAGTGGAATAAATTTAGTTGGGAGATGGTGGAGTATTGTCAAAGAGATGTAGATGTAACAGCTAAAGTTTATGAACAGTTGAAGATAGAACTTGATGGCTTCAGTAGTGAAAGTGTAGCATTAGAGCATCAAGTTGCACGTATAATTCATCAACAGGTTGAGAATGGTTGGACATTAGATGAGAAAAAAGCATACATATTATTAGGAGAATTAAGACAGAAGTTATTCAAAGTTGAGCAAACAGTAAGAGAAAAATTTAAACCTTTACCTGTGTTTGTTCCTCTTAATCATCCTGGTGATAAGTGTTATAATAAAGATGGTAGTGTTGCTAAAAGATATCAGAACCAATTAGATAAAGGTGCTCATTTTAACAAGAAAGGTGAGTGGGGTTGTATTACCTACCCTTTATTTAACCTAGGTAGTAGACAACAGATAGGTAAATACCTTCAACATTTTGGTTGGAAACCTAAACAGTTTACTGATAAAGGAAGTGTGATTGTTAATGAGGCTGTGTTATCTGGTGTTGATATCCCTGAGGCTAAGATGATAGCTGAGTATCTTATGTTACAGAAGAGAGTAGCACAGGTACAGAGCTGGGTTGATGCAGTAGAGATTGATGGCAGAGTACACGGTTATGTTAATCCAATTGGTGCAGTGACTGGTCGTATGACACATAGTTCACCCAACCTGGCTCAAGTACCAGCTAGTTATTCTCCTTATGGTAAGGAGTGTAGAGAGGTTTGGACTGTACCTAAAGGTAAGTGCCTGGTAGGTATGGATGCCAGTGGTTTAGAGCTACGTATGCTGGCACATTATATGAATGATAAGGAGTACACTAATGAAGTATTACACGGAGATATACACACAGCAAATCAAGTGGCTGCAGGACTTCAATCAAGAGATTCGGCAAAGACTTTCATCTACGCATTCCTGTATGGTGCAGGGGATGAGAAAATCGGGAGTATCGTTGACGGAAGCAGAGCAGATGGTAAGAGACTTAAGGCAAAGTTCCTTGATAATACGCCATCACTTAGAACTCTACGAGAACGAGTTGTCACGGCTTCTGGGAGAGGCTATCTCAAAGGACTTGATGGCAGAAGAATCTGGGTTAGGTCCTCACACTCCGCACTTAACACTCTCTTGCAGGGGGCAGGTGCAATAGTTATGAAAAAAGCCTTGACAATATTAGAAAAGGATGCTAATATAAAGGATATAGGATACAAATTTATAGGAAATATACACGATGAAATACAAACTGAAGTTAATGAAGAACAGGCTGAGATATTTGGGAACCTTGCTGTTATGGCAATCCAAAAAGCTGGTGAAGAACTTAATCTCAACTGTCCGTTGGATGGTGAATACAAAATAGGAGAGAGTTGGAATGAAACACACTAATTTAGTAGAGGATATATACAACTTAGCTGAGACAAAAAGCCATCCAGCTAGGGTAGACGCAGAGAAAGTAATCAAAGACTTTGGTTCTAATATGGAGACTATCCTACGTGAGTGGATATATCCTACCTGGGATGGTGAAGTACGTACACTACGTATGTCTAATATCGGACACTCTGACCGTAAGTTGTGGTATAAACACCGTAAGATTAAAGGTGAAAAATTAAGAGCACCTACTCTTATTAAGTTTCTTTATGGTCATCTGATTGAAGAGATGATACTAGCTTTAGTTAAACTATCTGGTCACGAGGTTAGTGCTGAACAGAAGAAGGTAGAAGTTGAAGGTATTAAAGGTAGTATGGACTGTAAGATTGATGGTGTTTTAACTGATGTTAAGTCTACATCTACCTTTGGTTTTAAGAAGTTTAAGTTTAATGAGATAGAAAAGGATGACCCCTTCGGTTATATCGACCAGATTAGTGGTTATGGCCACGCTGAGGGTGCAGATGTAGCACAGTTCTTAGCGATGGATAAACAGAATGGTCACTTAACTGTTACCCCTGTGGATTTAATTGATAAGGATGTAGTAAAAAGAATTAAACATATTAAGGAGATGGTTAAGGATGAGAACATACCAGACTTCTGTTATGAATTAGTACCTGATGGTAAGTCAGGCAATATGAAACTACCAGTAGGTTGTTCTTACTGTGAGTATAAGAAGGAGTGTTACCCTAAGATGAGAGCATTCGCTTATTCAAGTGGCCCTAGGTTTTTGGCTGTTGTAAATAAAGAACCAAACGTACAGGAGATAAAGATATGATTGAGTATAAAGTAATTGCATCAGATATTAGAAACTTTGAAAAGGAAGTTAATAGAGCACTAAAAGATGGTTGGAAATTACACGGTAGTCCTACATCAGTTGATCAGCGTATGATACAGGCTCTAACTAAAGAAATTAAAACAACTACTAAGAGCAAGAAGTAATGGAGTGGCAATACAGAGGAATGGTAGATAAGGAGGGAACACACTCTGTCCGTCAGGTCTTTTATAAGGACGGGGCTATAGCTAGTTTCTCTGCTGAGCCAGTGCCTGCTATTGGACTCTCGGAAGATGAGTTAATAACTGATGTGGCTATGATGCTTGAAGGTTTAAAACAACCTTTTCTTTTAGAGGGAGATTTTATACCTGAAGGTAGTGAAGATACCTTTACTTTTATACACGAAGATGAAAACAAATACCACTAACTATCGTAATAAATTTGAGGCTGCAGTAGCAGAGAAATTAACCAAAGATTGGAAGTATGAACCTTACGGTGTGCCTTATATTGTTAAGAAGAAATACATCCCTGACTTTGTTAGAGGTAACTATCTAATAGAGTGTAAGGGATATTTTAGAGTAGGAGATACACAGAAGTATAAAGCAGTAAGGGACTCGCTAGTAACACAGGAACTAATCTTTATTTTATATAATGAAAAGAAGAAAGTTAGGAAGGGAGCCAAGCTGAATATGAGTGAGTGGTGTGATAAGGAAGGGTTCAAGTGGTTTACTTTAGATACTATTAAGGAGTTAAAAGAATGGATAAGACAGACAAAATAAATCCAGACCACTATAAGCAGGGTAATATTGAGGTGATTGATTTCATCCTAGACCAGAGGTTTAATTATTTAGAGGGCAACATAATCAAATATGTCTCTAGATATAAAACTAAGAATGGCCTTGAAGATTTAGAGAAGGCCAGTTGGTATCTTAGTAAACTAAAACAAAAGGTAAAAGATTATGCCATTACTTCTTGAAGAACTAAAGGAAAGGATAGCCCTTGTTTATGATGTGTGTTTGATATGTGATGTGTTGGATATTGAACCAGAGGAAATACTAGATAGGTTTGAAGATAAACTAGTAGATAACTTAGAGATGTTTAAGGATGTAGATGAAGAATAGAAGAGTATTAATTAACTTAGGTTCAGGTGCTCTTGGTGATACTGTTGCTTGGATACCACAGATTGAAGAGTACAGAAAGATTACTGGATATGATGTGGTAGTTGTATCTAAGTTAGGTTCTTTATTTAAGAAGTCTTATCCTGACTTAACCTTTGATTGGAACGCTATACCTAAGACTACAGATATTTATTTTAATATTGGTTATGGTTTAGATGATAGACATAAGAGCATACCTTTACAACAAGTGGCCTGTATGACTTTCAATATACCATACAAAGAGATTAAACCTAAGATAGATATATCTAAGAAGTTTAAGAAGAGAAATAAGAAGTACGTATGTATAGCTACTCAGTCTACAGCTCAAGCTAAGTATTGGAATAATGACCAGGCCTGGCAGGTAGTTGTTGATTACCTTAACTCTAGAGGTTATGATGTTATAGATATAGATAAGGATAAGTTCTGGTGTGGTAATAAGATACCTAATAATGTAATAGATAAGACAGGTGATGAACCATTAAAGGACAGAGTTAAGTTACTCGCTGGTTGCGATATGTTTATTGGTTTAGGTAGTGGCCTATCGTGGCTAGCGTGGGGTGTAGGTGTACCAGTTATATTAATATCAGGTTTCTCTGCACCATACACTGAGTTTGATTGTCACAGAATTGATGCACCTAAAGATAAGTGTAGACACTGCTTCAATAAGTTTAAGTTTGATAACTCTAATTGGAACTGGTGTCCCAGTAAAGATAAAGAAGAACAGTTTGAATGTACTAAGTATATAGAACCACAAGAGGTACTAAAAGCTATTGATGATATAAGGAATAAAGATGCGTAAAGAATACAACGATGGGTTTATGGATGCAGTACAACTACATAACGAAGGTAGATTAACCTATACTACAGAGGTGGTAGAGGATGGTATAGAGTTGATTACTATTGAGGTGACAGATGAATAAGGAAGTATATGTAAAGAAACGTAGTGGTGAGTTAGAGCTACTGGACTATGATAAGATTCACCTAATGTTATCTCAGTGTGCTGAGGGTTTGAATGTATCTGTATCTGATGTAGCACTTAATGCACATCTAAAGATTGCTAATAAGATGTCTAGTGTTGCTATCCAACAGACACTTATTAAGAGTGCAAGTGAGAAGCTAACCCCTGAGAAGCCTGACTATGGTGTACTAGCAGGTAGATTGTTAGTAACTAATATGCGTAAGGAAGTATATGGTCAACACGAGCCTATCAGTTTCTTAAACTATATCAAGAAGAATGTTAAGTCTAAGTTGTATAGCCCTGAGATACTAGATAAGTACACAGAAGAAGAGATTGAACAGCTAGGTACTCACTTAGATTATGATAATGATATGCAGAGGGTACACTCAAGTGTTACTCAACTAGAATCTAAGTACCTGATTAAGGATGTTAAGACTGATAAGCCCTTAGAGATGATTCAAGAGACGTTTATGATTATCCCTATGGTTATCTTTGCTGATGAAGAATCTAACAGATTAGACTATGTGTTGGCCTTCTATAATGCTTTGAAGGATGATGAGATTAGTTTACCTACTCCAGTCATTAGTGGTGTACGTACTAGACTTAAGATGTTCAGTAGCTGTTGTAAGATTAAGATGGGTGACAGTAGTGAATCTATTCTGTCTACTGAGTATGCCCTTAGTTTAATGACAGCACAGAGAGCAGGCATCGGTATTGATATGGGTCTAGTCAGGGGTATCCTAGCACCAGTCAAGAACAATACTGTTAAACACACAGGTGCACTGCCACTACTTAAGACAGTAGAAGCAGCAAGTAAACAGTTCACACAGAATGCATTACGTAGTGGTGCTACTGTAGTTAATTACCCTATCTTTAATTGGGAGATAATGGATGTATTGGAATACAAAAACAATCAAGGTAGTAATACTACTCGTGCTAGGTTTATCGATTATGCTATTGGTATCCCTTCAATCTTCATTAAGCGTGTCCTTAGCAAAGGAGAGTGGACACTATTCTCCTCAGAGGACGTGCCAAAACTATTTAATACCTATGGACGAGAAGACTTTGACGAAGTGTATAAACACTATGAGCAACAACCTTTTATTAGAAAGCAAAGAGTATCAGCAACAGAAGTCTTCAACAAGCTCATCAAGGAACGTGTTGGGACTGGACGGATATATCTGCACTTCGTGGATAACGTCAATAGACAAGGAATGTTCAAAGAACCAGTAACACAAACCAACTTATGTTCTGAGATATTCCTACCTACTAAGCCTATGAAGTTTGATGGTCTTAAGAAGGCAGCTACTGCAGATACTTATGACTTAGATGATGGTATGATTAGCTTATGTATCTTAGGTTGTATTAACTTTGGTAAGTTAGATAACATTACTAGAATGGATAAGCTTACTGGCTTGATGGTCAGGTTCTTAGATAACTTAATTGACAAGCAAGAGTATCCTATGGATGCAGCTGAGTGGGCTACTAAAGGGTATAGGTTCTTAGGTATTGGCATCAGTGACTTCGCTCACTTCCTTGCTAAGAATGAGGCTAGACTAGGTACTAAGAAAGCACTAGAGTTAACACATACCTGGGCTGAGAGATTCCAGTATGGTTTAATTAAAGCTAGTATGGAGTTAGCTAAAGAGAAAGGTAAGTGTAAATACTTTAATAAGTCACACTACGAGCAGGGTGTACTACCTATTGATACATACAATAAGAATGTAGACCAGTTAGTGGCTAATGATTTACACTGTGATTGGGATTGGTTGAGAGAACAGGTACAGATATGGGGTATGAGAAACACAGCTCTATCTGCAGTACCACCAACAGCTAGTAGTAGTTTAGTGTCTAATAGTACACAAGGTATTGACCCTATCCAATCATTAACAGATACATATGAGAGTGCAGCTTACACAGTGAAGTCTCTAGTACCTGATGTAGATAAGAGTAGTTACTATATGAAGGCTTGGGATATGCCTGATAATGATAGCAGTGATTATATAAAACTTATGGCAGTGCTTCAAAAGTATGTGGACCAGGGAATGTCAGTGAATCAGTGGTATGATTTAACTAAGATTGAAGGTAAGATATTAGATAGTAACAGAGTTAAGAGAGATATACTCACTGCCTATAAGTATGGCTTGAAGTCCTTGTACTACATTCGTAGTAAAGACAGAGAGAATAGAAGTGAGGATGTTGTAACAGGATGTGAATCAGGAGCGTGTGCGATATGAGTTGTAAGATATTTAATTTAGGTGAGACAGTAAACAGTAAAGGTACTAGGTTATTCTTAGGAGAAGATAGTTGTAATAGAAACATACAAACCTATCACGACCCTAAGTACCCTTGGATACTAGACTTCGCTGAAGAGATGAGAGCTATTGGTAATTGGTCTAAGAATGAGATTGACCTATCCAAAGAGAAGAAGGACTTTGAATCATTAGATGAGGCAGGTAAGCACATCTATGAGAGTGGACTTAAGTTCGCTATTACTTTAGATAGTTGTGCAGGTAGAGCACCTCTTCAGTTGTTCAATAACGGAGGTATTAGTAATAACCCTGAGTGGGAACTATACATTACTAACCATCAGAATAACGAGCTACTACATAGTGAGTCTTATACTGAGATGGTGAGAGCTTTATACAACGATGTTGATAACTTTATTGAGGGGATTATAGATGATGAGCACGTACAAAGAAGGGCTACTAGTATTCTTGCTGGTTTTGATTGGGCTACCAGTGTTTTTGACAGGATGGATGCTAATGCTGCTGTGTTATCTTATAGCTTGGCTGATAGTAAGCCTTTCCCAGAAGTTACGGAAAGAATGGTCAAGGAGGCAGTCTATAAGAGTGCGGTAATCCTTAATATGTTTGAAGGTATTAGATTCTTCTGTACCTTTGTAACTAACTGGTCATTCTCTGAGCAACCTGAGAAGTTAATGGCAGGAAGTAGTAATGTATTTAAGTTAATTGCTCGGGATGAGATGATACACCTAGATGTATTCCAAAGAGTTATTAAGATGTTGAACACTGATGAGTCTGAGGGATTCACTGATGTAGCTAAAGACCTAGAGGATGAGGTGTATGAGATGTACGCTACTGGGTATAAGGAGGAGATGGAATGGATTGAATATCTATTCTCTAAGGGTTCACCTCTGATTGGTATGAATGAAGAGATACTTAAACAGTATATGGATTATATCTTTGCTATCCGTTTAACTAACATTGGTCTTGACCCTAAGAGATTAGGACTAGAGTTAGGTGAGAACCCTCTACCTTGGGTAGACAATTACTTAGATAGTACGAATGTTAAGTCAGCACCACAAGAGATTGAGTCAGTTAATTATGTAGCAGCTATTGACTTAAGTAAAGATGAAGAGTTCAGTATGGAGGATTTATGAACAGTAAAACTACACAGCGTATAAGCAAGCTGTTAATTAAATGGGATAACTTATGTATCTGGTGTATAATTAAAAAAGTAAAGATTAAGGCACTGCTTAATAAGTGGAGGGATATGAAATGAAGAATAAGAATT